CAATATAAGTTGAACACCTCAAGAGATAGGTCACAATTTGACGCTTCATAAAGAATGCGCTATCTCTTAGCGAGAGGGGTGAGCTATGGGTATTCATGCAAGTTTGATCCGTAAGACGGCTAAGTTGAAAGTCACCAGTGGGGAACTGGATGTGGATCTGACCCAAACCTGGAATTTCTCGGATTTGCAAGGCACGCTCGGCGCAGACCTTGATTCGGGCGGGAATACCATTACCAATTTGCCGACACCTTCGGCAAGCGGTGATGCGGCTCCCAAGAGCTACGTTGACAGTGAGATTGCCACTGTTACCGCGATGCTTAATAAGCTGGCTTGGAAGGATAACGTACAGTATGCGACGACTGCAAACTTGTCTGCTACCTACGACAACGGGACTTCTGGTGTAGGCGCGACTCTGACCGGTTCAAGCAACGGCGCAATTTCTGTTGATAGTGCTTCTCCATCTTCTGGGGATCGTATTCTGGTGAAGAATCAGTCTACCGCAACTCAGAACGGTATCTATACCGTTACCACGGTAGGATCAGCAGGCGCAGCGTTTGTGTTGACCCGTACAACTGATGCGGATAGCGTGATCGATCTGACTTCTGCGATTGTGCAGGTTGATCTTGGTACAACCAATGCAGATACTACTTGGTACACGCCTACCACAATCTCAGCGATTGGCACCACCGAAATTACCTTTAGTGCCTTTGGTGGGTCATACACGGCTGGTAACGGTATTGACATTACCTCTGGTACAATCTCTGCGAAAGTGGATGATTCTACTACCGCATTTGATGGGTCAGGAAACATCATTATCAAAGACAATGGTGTAACGGCTGCAAAACTGTCTTGGATTCCCATGTCTGAGACATTTGATGCTTCCAGCTTTACCTACAGTGGTGTATCTGGTCTGTCGGTCATGGGTATGTCGGCTTCGCTTTACACCTCAGGGATGCCAGAGCTTGCGGGCTTCTTGCAGTTGACCTTTGACGGTGTTGAGGCGACTTCGATTGACGGGACTGTAACGGCGTATAGCCCTTCTGGCGCACCGGATGCAGCGGGTGAGTGGCGTATCAATGGAAGCGACCTTGAGATTTACGGTGACGTAACCGCAACCGGCTCTAAGATCCGTGTTCGGTATGTAGCTGCAAATAGCTGATCAGGTTGAGTGAGTGAAAAGACACCTTCGGGTGTCTTTTCTTTTTTTGTTCTTCGGGATAGCACGATTGCATGAAAGTATACCTCTTGTTGAAGTTGGATAACAAAACTGTATTGCCTGTTGTGGCGGATAAGATTTCTCCTCATCCCTGGATGTTGGGAAAGGTGGTTCTGGTGAATCCGAGAGAATATTGTGAAAAAGGTACGGATCGTGGGATGCCGTTTGTCGATTTGACAATATCCGCAAAATCTTTGACAATAGAATCAGACGATATCCAGCTATACTATGAGGGGGTGGATGATGGCAGCAAATACCACAAGCCAACTTGAGGCGATGATCAATTCGCTTTCTGGTGCGTTTATGCGTTGGGTTTTGCCGATCTTTGCCCTCTCAGCGGCTGGGTGGGCATGGAATGCGGAAACGCGCTTACAAAAACTGGAACAGTTGCATATAGATGTGGCTCACCAGGGTGTACAAATAGAAAATTTGGAAACAAAAGTTGAAAACCTACCTATTATTGAGGAGAGGATTGCGAACATCCGTGATACATTGAGGGAGATTCATGAATCGCTCAAATAATCAAAATAGTTGCATATTTTCCTTGCTCAGCTAATAAAGGGGTAGGGGTGAGTTATGAACGAGATAATAGGTAAGTCACTTGGGATGTTGCTTGCGTTGGTTGTATCCTTTGCGGTTCTTACAATGGGATCTGTTTTTCACCAGCCCCTTGCAGCAATCCCGGTGCCACAAGCAGAAGAAATTGATTTCTCTCGCACCATGTATGAAGTAGCTCAGTTAGAGCGTGAAACCCAAGCCTTGCAGATATGGGCAAACGATAAGCGGCTGATTGAATCGCGTGTATGTCGTTCTCATTTACCTCCTGTCGAAACCTATATAGAGAATCTGAACAGTGTTTGCACCCAGGTAACAGTCTCAGCCCTTCCATAGTATCTTCTATAGCTTGTAAGCACTAAACAAAACTTGACTTTTTTCTTGACAAGATATACACAAATTGTATGTCTGATAAAGCTGCGTTAAAACTACTTCCGCAAGTGCAGCCTGCGTCATTTTTGCACCAACAGTTTCAAGAGTTGAAGTGCTACCAGCAAGTGATTGCCCACATGAAGCAGGGGTTTTCATTTGAGTACATTCGTGCTTTGATACAGGACAAAAGTAAGGAGTGGGTAGAAATACCTGCTCATCAAGTGTTGGACAGGGTTGGAAAGCTACACTCTGAACTGTCTACGATTGATCTGGTGGCCCCGTTTTTGCCTGGATATGTAGAGGCGGCTGCTGAAGAAATAGAGAATGGTTTGAATGAAGCAGCAGAAATGAGGGAGCTTTACGAGATGCAGAAGGCGCGCATCTTGCTTGCGTTGGAGATGGAGAAAAAAATGAAAGGCGTATTGAATACCAATCTTAGCCGTGAGGTGAGATTGGCAAAAGAGTTGTTAGAGTCCAGTCAGGATATCAAGGCGAAAGCTGGCCTTGTTTCTGGTAAGCCTGGGAAGCAATTGCCAATGAGCGGGTTTACAGCCCAACCAGGGAAGCATCCAACACTGACACCTAAATCCTTGAACAAGATTCTTGGAGCGGTACAGGCGCTTACAGAGAAGGCGGTAAAAGGGGATAAGAAATGATTACCCGCAAAGCAGGAAGGGCGTACCATGCAAGAACAGAGAATGAAGAAAATATCTTGCTTGAAGATGCGATCAAAGACCTGACACCAGAAGAGGCGGCAACGGTATTACAGATCCTACAAGAGCGCAGCAAGGGTGTAGATGCTACAGCCCGAAGTCTGCAAAATCAGTTGTATGATCGTCCAGTTTTGCCGGTTGAAGAATGGTTAGAAGATGATTATTACTTTGCGCGTGCTTCTCGGACGTTCTATCCCAAGATGAAGCAGCACATGATCAATATTGTCAATGGGAATTATTACACGGTTATCGCCACAGGCAGTACGGCTATTGGGAAAACCTATATTGGAACACACCTGTTAGCGCGCTTGATTTACGAGCTTTCGTGTATGCGTTGCCCACAGGAAGCGTATGGGCATTCTTCTGCAACAGAAATTCACATCATTCTCTTATCAAAGAACTTGCACCTTGCGAGAACGGTTCTTCTATCTCCATTGATAGAGAAGCTGAAAGAATCTCCTTATTTTATGACAGAGTTTCCCTTTGATGAGAAAGCGGATCGCTTACGATTCCCCAAGAATATCACGGTACAAATAGGGTCCGTTAACTCTGAGCGTGTGATTGGTTTGACTGTAATAGGCTTCCTTATGGACGAAACAGACTTTCTGGGGGGTTCTCGCCACAAGCCACAGATTGCGGGGGTAGTGGGGCAAAAGCTGACGGTGGCAAACTACGATGCAGCCGAGCGTATTTACTCAAAGCTGACAGCGCGTGTCAAGGGCCGGTTTATGATTGGGGGTCGGTTACCCGGATATGCGATTCTGTTATCATCGAAAACCACGACTTCATCGTTTACAGAGCGTCGTATTACAGAGCTGAAGGACGATCCGAACGCTTACATTATTGACCATCCAACCTGGGAGGTCAAAGAAGCAGATTATGGGCATGAGCGGTTTAAAGTCCTGATTGGTTCGCATACGGTGCGCCCTCGGATTCTGAATCCTGATGAGGAGATATCGAAGGAGTTTTTAGATTCAACCGGATCAATGGTAATTGAAGTCCCCAAGGTATTTAAGCCTGAGTTTGAAAAGAACCTCTATGAAGCGATCCGCGATACAGCGGGATTGTCTACAGATGCGATCAGCAGCTTTATCACACACCAGAAAACGTTGTTTGAGCCAACCATTCAAGCAGATATGGAGCATCCTTTTTCAGAGCAACAGTGGGTGCTTGGGGTTCCTGGCTTTCGGATTCTATGGGAAAAGATGTGTGAACTTCGGGAAGTGCGGTTATCGAGTGGGCATATTGAGAAGCGTTGGGTTCCAAAACGCAATCCTCACTTGCCCAGAGTTATTCATATCGACACCTCGTTAACGGGAGACAGAACGGGTATGTCGATGGGGTACATTACCCGTATGGTGGAGGTAGAGCGTTTTTCCCCGGAGAGTGCAAGGGCTTACTATGAGATGGCACCAGAGATAGAAATTGATTTCTGTGTGCAGATTGCCCCCCAGCTTGGGGAATACATTGAGCTTTCGGAGTTGCGAGCCTTTGAGTACGAGATTCAAGATCATGGGTTCCATATCGTGCGTAGCACAACAGATACCTATGGAAGCAATGAGCATATCCAACAGTTGAGGCATCGAGGAATTGACTCAGATATATTGAGTGTAGACCGTGATCCGGTTGCGTATGAGTGCTTGCGCTCAGCCTTACAGGAAGGTCGTATGCGTATGTATCATTACCAACCTTTTATTGATGAAATGCTCAAACTTGAACGCGATCCGAATACCGGAAAGATAGATCATCCGTTGGGGGGCTGCTTTACGGGTGATACAAGGGTAATGCTTGCCAATGGGGAAATGGTTGCATTCGATCAGTTGGTTGACCTACCGCTCGTTGAGGTAGTATCATTTGATGGGGAAAGTTTCTGTACCAGAATTGGTGTCCGCCCCCATATTACCAAGTTTGTAACCGAACTGATAGAGATAATGCTTGAAGATGGGTCTATTATCCGTTGTACTCCTGATCATCTTTTCATGTTATCGGATGGTAGCTATGTTGAGGCACAATTTCTTACTTGTGGATCTCATTTGATGAGCATTATTCCGGTATCAGTTGCAAGTGTTACAGCTAAGTCTTTGGATACACCTACCCCTGTATATGACATGATGGTTCCTGGTACTGAAAACTTTGTTTTATCGTCAGGAATTGTTGTACATAACAGCAAAGATTGCAGCGACTCGGTTGCTGGTGTGGTTGCTTCATTAGAGGAGCTTGCACTATCCAATCCCGGCTTGTTTGAGCTTGTCTTGGGGCGTCAACAAGAGGCAGATCCCGACAATTGGTTTCGGGATATGGAGCGTGCCAAAGATCCGAAGGCCCCATTCAAGCATATTCAAGCGAAACTCAAGAGGGAGCTTGAGGATCGGAAAGCCCAAGCTGAGGCTCAAGCTCAAGCGGGTGAGCCTTCAAGTATGCCTGTGTTTGAGGAGAAGAAAACACCAGAAGCGAAAGCAGAAACCAAGCCTCTCAGAACGGCTACAGGCCGGATGAAGGCACCTGCGGAAAACATGCCGAACGACAATGACTATGACTTACCTTTCCTACTCTGATCAGATTCCGTTTCTTGACAGGAATTCGGCTTGAGATAGAACACCTAAACAGGAGACTGAATGGAAAAGAGGTTTGTAAATGTGCAGCGGTTGCCGAACCGCTTTCGTCGTGTGGTGCGGGAAACAGCCTTTGACGTATTGGGATTTGATCCTTGGAGTGGCCATACACCAGATTGGTCATGGATGAAGGAGGGCTTGCCAGAGCAGAGAATTCCCTTGCATACCTATGCAGGTTTTCAGATTGCTTGTGTGCTGTACGGTATGGTGCTTGGCTTCTTTGACCTGGATGAAGTGATCCTTGCCCCTGGTGACTTCCTCTCTCTTGTTGAGGAAAAAGCAGAGCAGGAAGGGAAATTGATTTCTCAATACTATATGGTGGGTACTCTCAATGGAGAGAATATCAAAGAGCCTTTACCCTTGCGAGAGGGGGTTAGGAACTCTGATCCGTCCGAGCTTCTTTTGTCGGGGTTGAAGATAGCCTTAGCTAAGGTTCGTGATGAACGCTATGGCCCTGAGTCTCGTCGGGTTCGTGAAAATCCAACCCGTGAAGCGCGGTTGCGGTAGAATCCAGTTTTACCCATAGGAAAACCATGTATACTCTGATTATGGGGGATTCTTCTGAGGAGCTTAAGAAGATCCCTGACAACACGTTTGATAGTGTGGTGACAGATCCGCCTTACGGGCTTTCGGAGGTAACTCCCCGTGATGTAAAAGAGTGTTTGAGTGCCTGGATGGAAGGCAAAGAGTACCTTCCAAACAAAAAAGGATTTGGAAACCAGCAATGGGATGCCTGGGTTCCAAGTCCTACTTTGTGGACAGAAGTGTATCGAGTCATGAAGCCTGGGGCGTATGTGGTGGCCTTTGCAGGTAGCCGTACCTATGACTTGATGACACTTTCCATGAGGCTGTCGGGTTTTCAAATTCGGGACGGCTTATATTGGCATTACACAATGGCACAGCCAAGAGGTCTGAACATTGGAAAAGCCTTTGAGCTTGCAGGCAATACAGAACTTGCCCGGAAGTACCAGGACTTCAATACAATGCTCAAGCCTTCTTGCGAGCCAATGGTGCTTGCACAGAAGGCTTGTGAAGGAACATTTATTGAGAACGTGTCCGCCTATGGTGTTGGGGGATTGAATATTGGAGCTACCCGTATAGGAGAAAGTGGAGCTGAGTCACACAGTAATAAGGATAACGGAGGGAGAGGGCATGGTGTGTATAAAGGGCTTCCAGTATCCATAAAGCACGACTTGGGTAGGTATCCATCCAACACAATTCTTACGCATAGCGTGGGTTGCCAAGAGGGGTTTTGTGTAGGGGATTGTGTAGTAAAGGCTTTTTCTGCACAGCAAGGGGATACAATCAGTGATTTCTGGCATGCGAACCATTGGGATTTAGAAATTGATTTCCCATTTATTTACTCTGCCAAGGCTACAACCCAAGAGAAAGAAGCGGGGTTAGAGCATTTACCGAATATCTACAACGAGGCCCTTGGTGTAGAGGAGTCAAAGAAGAACTCTCATCCAACCGTAAAGCCCTGGCGTGTGATGGAGTGGCTGATCAAGTGTGTGACTCCCCCCGGCGGGAAAGTGCTTGATCCGTTTGGTGGTTCTGGTACTACAGGAATAGCTGCCTTGAAAAACGGGTTTGAGGTAACGCTGATAGAGAAAACCCCAGAATACCGGGAAATTATAGAGGGGAGATTAGCGTTTACGCTTGGGAAGCCGATAGCAACAGAAACAAAGAAGCAGATGAAATTGTTTTGAGTTTTTTAGAGAGATTGGATAGGCTGCGAAGCAGAGGGGGTTGAAATGTCCTCTGTATTGCCATTGATGCCGTACAGCCATAAAGAATGCCTATGGAGGCTCTACCGGAATCCTGGGATTAAGCTGGAACGTCCAGGGTTCAATAACCGGGCTACAGTAATGGCATTAGCTCGTAAAGGATATGTGAGGTTAGATCCCCCTGAGAGAAACCCCAACGGAACGGAGGGGTATAATCCAAAAGCCTATCTGACAGATACCGGCATTGAGTGGGTTCAGCTCAACCCTGATAAAACGGTTAGATAGGCGGGATGGAAACAAACACGCCTGCAATTCATATTGCCACCTTATCGGTTCACGACATAGAGCCGAATCCCTGGAACCCAAACCAAATGACCGCGAAAGCCTATGAGCGGCTAAAGCAGGAAATTGTGAATAGTGGGTTTTTGGAGCCGATCCAGGTAGTGCCGCATGAAGGGAAATACCGGATACTTGGTGGAGAGCATCGACATAAAGCAATGATGGAGCTTGGATATACAGAGATTCCGGCTGTCATTCTTGCTGATCCCAAGTACCAGGGAGAAGCAGGAGAAGATGCTTGTAAGTTTCTAACCATGCGATTGAACTGTTTGCATGGTAAAGTGTCTCCAAAGAAGTTTGAGGCATTTTACAATAGCCTTGTCAGTAAGCACCCTGCTGAGTTTATGCAGGACTTGCTTGGGGTAGTGGATAACGATGAATGGGAACAGATTTTGTCAGATGCCAAGCTATCAGCAAAATCTGCGTTTGATAACATTCCCGATGATGGTCTAAAGAAAAGCCTGTTAGATAGCTTCGATAAAGAAGCATCGAAAGCAAAAACCGCTGAGGATTTGGAAAAAATCGTTAGCAAGCTGATGGAGCAAGCTACAAACACCCTGGCGTCGGGATACATGGTGTTCAGTTATGGAGGTCAGAAGCATATCTTTCTGGAGGTGCCCAAGAAAGAGTTTGCTTATATCCATGAGCGTTTAGCCGCCCTACAGGAACAGGGATTGAAGCCTGGGAGTGTCATTTATGATCTGTTAGTAGGCTACATCCCTGGAGAAGCGATAGCGCATGCTCAAACAGAAACAGAGTGAGAAATTGATTTCTACAGAAGGCGTGCGCTATATGGGTAGCAAGCGTGCATTGCTTGAGGTGCTGTTGACCCGTATACAAGGTTTGTCTGGAACCCGTGTATTAGATGGGTTTGCAGGAACTACCCGTGTATCCCAAGCCTTACGACAAGCTGGGTATGTTGTGCATTGTAACGACGTTTCTGACCTTTCTGTATTGTTTGGAAGGGTCTATATTGCAAACACCCCGAATGAGAGTGAGAAGCAGGAAATCCAAGCCTGGATTAAGAAGCTGAACACCGTTCCTGGTAAGAATGGATTTATAGCGGATAATTATGGCGCTCCAATATCCAGCCCAATACTGGAGGGAAAGAAACGCCCCTATTGGATTGTGAACGCTGCTAAGGCAGATGCGATCCGCACAGAAATAGAGGGCATAGACAACACTGTAGTCAAGAATGCGCTCCTGGTGTCACTTATCCTTGCTATGGATAAGGTAGAGAATACACTTGGTCATCAAGTGGCATATCTGAAAGAGTGGGCATCTCGTGCTTTACAACCCTTATGGATGGAATGTCCATCTTTTGTATATGGCCCGTCTGGTGAGGTAACTCAGGGGAGGGCTGAAGATGTAGCGGGTGAGTTTGATATTGCTTACTTTGATCCACCTTACGGGACAAACAATGAGCGTTATCCTCAAACACGGGTTCGTTATGCTTCCTATTACCACCTATGGAGAACACTGATTCAGTACAATGCTCCGGTCCTGGTAGGGAAATCGTTAAGGCCAGCGGATTTATCTGATCGTAATGATGGTGTTTTGTCTAACTACGAATCAACCGATTACCATACAGTGTACAAGGCGTTTGAGAAGCTGTATGGAAATAGTAATGCAAGAAGCATTGTTTGTTCGTATTCCAATAAGAGCAAGCTCAAGGTAGAGGATCTGATCGGGATAGCCAAGCAATATGGTTCTGTAGAGGTTGAGGCTACAGAGTATAAGGAGAACGTGCAGAAGAAACTTGTAACGACAAGTGCTTACCTTGGGGATCAGGAAAAAAACATAGAGTATCTTGTGATATTGAAGCGATAGCGGGAAAGATCGGCAAAAAACAGAAAACACGCTAAGGGGTAGCCAGGAAGTGTCATGAACTGGCTACTGTCGAAAATAGATGATCTTCTCATTGAATCTTTACCCGCACCAGGAATGGTGCCGAAAGAGGAGAAGCAAGCACGTTCATGGAACTACACTGATCCATTTGGTACGCTTGGACTGGTGAGTGGCTATTCCAGTTATCTGCAGACACATCAAGAGTTGGTGCTTAGATACCAGGACTATGAAGCAATGGCGGAATACCCTGAGCTTGAAACCAGCTTGGGGATCTATGCAGATGATGCAACAAAAGTTGACCTTGGGAAAAGGCATCGTGTATGGGTAGAAACTACAGATAAGACCATTCAGACAGAGTTGGAAAATCTGTTGTACGAGCGTCTACACATTGACGATGAGCTGAGAAATATAGCCTATCGAACAGGCATGTACGGAAACGACTTTTGTGAGGTCGGGTACGACGATACTGAAGGCGTGGTCAAGATGTTTCCGGTAGTTGTACCCACCATGCGGCGTATTGAGGACTTGAAGGGGACATTGATTGGGTTTGCACAAGAGCTTTCGGGTGCCAGTGGTTCAGCTATTGATCCCAAGGTCTTTATGAAAACCTTGGAGGATCTTAGAAAGGGGAAGCTGAAAGCAGATCGACCACGCCCGTTTGAACCCTTTGAACCTTGGGAAGTGATTCATTGGAGATTGAGAAACCACAAGGTAGGGCCGTATGGGTATAGCCTCTTTGAGCCTGCACGGTGGGCATTCCGTAGGTTGGTCTTACTGGAAGATGCAGCCCTTGTGTTTAAGCTCACCCGTGCGCCCGCTCGTTATGCGTTCTATATCGATGTAACCGGAAAACCAAACAACGAGATACAAGCCTATTTGCACCGCGCTAAGCAGAATTTCCAGAAAAAGAAGTTTGTTACTTCTGATGGAAAACTTGACTTTCGCGCTTCACCGCTTGCTATGGATGAATCATTCTTTATCTCTACCTCTAAGGGACAGGATTCAGCGCGCATTGAAACCCTGACAGGTGCAGACTGGCAAGCGGTAGAGGATTTAGAGTATTTTCGGCAAAAGCTGCTTGCGGCCATGAAAATGCCTGCGTCCTACATGGGGACAACGGATGGTGATACTTCCCGGTCATTAGCTCAGCAAGATGTTCGCTTTGCCAGTAGTGTTGAGCGGATTCAAGGGATTGTATTGCAAGGGTTGACCCAAATGTGTCGATATCACATGATGGTAAAGGGTCTTGATCCAGATCAAACAAAGTGGACATTGAGAGCTACCCCCGTGAGTGCGATTAACGCTCTGGCACAGGTAGAGGAGCGCGCAAGTAAGGCGGATCTGGCATCCAGATTGACCGAGATTTTCCCGATGGAAATGATTTTGCAGCAAGTATTTGGACATTCTGAAGAAGAAGCGGCAAAAATCATAAAGGCGATGGATGCTCAAAAAATGCGCCTTGGCAAATTGGATGCAAAGATCCAGACAGATGCACAAGTAATGATGCAAGATGCACTACCAGAGGAGCCGATGGAGAGTGTACAGCAAATTCTTGGAAAGCCGAAGGATGCTTTAGATGCAGAGGTCGGGAAACAAATCTTGAAAGAAATTCGTGAAAGTGCAAACCTGCGTAAGAAGGCAACAGCCTCGGATTCTGAAGCGATAAAGAAGGAATTGCTTGAGATGCGGAAAGAATTGCGCCGGTTGAAGTTGTTAGCTGTCTCAAATCGTCAAAGTCAAACACCATTTACCAAGAGCAAGTTTGGGGGAAGCAATGAGTAAGCAGTATGTGGATTTTCTGTCCCTGGTAGAAAATGCCAAATGGGCAAAGGTAGAAGCCTCTCCAATAGAGGGAAAGCGGTATGGTGTTCTGCTGGGGAAGCATGCACCACAGAATCCAGAACGCTTTAGAGAGCAGGTAACGGAGAGCTATCTGAGCCTTGTGGAGCGGTACGGGAAATCAATTTCTCTGCCATCGGATGAGATCCCTGCACTCTTACAGGAGTATGCGAATCGTTTGTATGGTTCAATGTTGATCATGCTTGAGTCGATTCCTGATCCATCTAAGTTGGAGTTTGAGGAGTTGGTGCAGATCCACGATCTATTGCTTGACAAATTTGCGCCTTTTTCCCAGACTGGTAATCTGATAAAAGAGAGGGAAACACCATGAGCGATAAACTACTTGAATCCTTTGACCGGTTGCTGAAAGGCAACAAGCAGCCGACCCCGATTGTTGAATCGAAGGCACCGGTTCGTGAGCCTGTTGAGGAGGCTTCAGCTCCCAAAGCACCGGCACCAGGGAAAGAATACACTACTGTTGAGCAGGTTGTAGAGTCGATTGTAGCTTTTGCCCGTGAAGAGTATGATACCGACGAAGCCCTGCTGAGTGAGGACTATGATGATGAGGATCTGAGTCAACTGCGTTCGATTCTGACCCGTTTGGTTACTGAGTCTGGTGACCAGACTCTTGATGAAGCAAAGCGCAAAATTATGAAGCTGGTTGGTGGAAAGATCAAGAGAGTCACTCAAGAGCTTTCTTCTCGTGCTGAGCGCCTGAAAGCCAAAATCGCACGGCGCAAGAATCGTGCTGCTATCCGCAAGGCCGGTAAGAAATACCGGAAGTCTGCTGGTGGAAAGAAAATGGCTAAGAAACGCGCTAAGGCAATGAAAGCGTTTCGGGCAAAAAACCCAAGCATGGTAAAAGAGTCCAGCGGTGCAAATGCGCTGAATGCTCTCTTGGAGTCTACTCAGGTAGTTACTGCCAAGCCTGCTACGGATCTTCACGTTGCCTTGACCGAGGCTTACAACTACGTTGAACATATTTCTGGTATGCTGCACAACTTCTTTGAGTCCAACGCCGTTGGCTCGGATCACAAAGAATTGGTGTCAGTAGCGAAGAAACTTGAGGAAACGGCTGCACAGCGTTGTACCTTGATGGAATCGGCTAACACCGCTCCTGACCTTGCTTCTCTGGTGAATCAGGTGAAAGTCCTGAGCAGGCTGGTTGAAGCCTTTGAGCAGTACAAGGTATTCCGCCCGGTCTACCTGGGAAACTGATAGAGTATCGACGGTCTGAAACAAGACGCCTGATCGGGTATGTAGCAAGACCGGATCGGGAGCGTCAAACGGATCGTCGAGAATCAGAGAAGTCTAAGCGTCGTCGTAGCCTCTTGTATCGGAGTCAGTTCCGGTATAAGGGGTAAATAGACATCGGTGGTCTGAGATAACCGGGGGGCGTAGTCTCCCCGGTTTATTTTTTGCTGATTCCCTTGGAATTGGGTAACTCTTTTTTGAGGGAAAGAATATGAGCAAAATTTCTTTGTGCGAGCAGACTGCAAGCAGCATTTTGGAATTGGTTGAGGAGAAAACTGCTACAGGCACGGTAAAGGTTCGTGGGGAGTTTGGTCGTGTCGATGTTCCAACGGCCAACGGGAGAAAATACCCAAGAAAGATTGTTGAGTCTGCAATCAATAAGATTCTTCCCGATCTGAAAGAGCGGAAAAACCTGGGTCAGTTGAACCATCCGAGTGATGGGCGCGCCAACCTCTTTGAAGTATCACACCTTGTAACGGATCTTCGGATTACAGATGAGGGGGTAGTGATTGGAGAGGCAGAGATTATCCCAGGTACGCCGGGTGGCGATATCATGATGGCGCTGATCAAGGCCCGTGTGAATGTTGGTGTCTCCTCACGGGGTACGGGGTCTGTAAAAACGATTGATGAAGGTGTGCAGGAAGTACAAGATGACTTCGTGCTGAATACCTATGATTTCGTGATTGATCCTGCTATGCGTACCGCCTTTCCGAAAGTGGTGTCTGAATCCTTGGATCGGCTGGAACAGCCTTTGACTGAGGCGAGTCTGCAAAACTACATTGATGCGGTTCCTTCTGAATTCCGTACTGCTGTACTTACAGAAATGGTATCCAAGTTGGATAGTGCTTCTCCTGAGTTGTCAGTGGTGATTGCTCCTCTGAAAGAGGGCTATGAGAACCAGATCAAGGGCTTGAACGAAAGCCTTGCGGGTCTGTCGGCAAGCCGTGTTGCCCTGGAAGCCCAAGTCAGTGAGCTGACAGAAGGGAAATCAATTTCTGAGAGCAAGGCCCTTGAGCTTACCACTCAGCTTGAGAGTATCAATGCACAGATTGCGGATCTGACCACCAAGCGGGATCTGGATGTGCAAGCCCTGACTGAAGCAAACGAGAAGCTGGCGAAGTTGGAAACTGAGCATAAAGCTCAAGTAGAAGCCTTGGAAAGCCAGAAGGCAAGCGAGATTGAGAAAGCCGTTACAGAGGCGGTGGCTACTCAAGTTGAGTCTGTGGTCAAGGTCCGGGTAGAAGATGCGATTGCACCACTGGTTGAGGCTAAGCTGTCTGAAGTAAAAGCTCAGGCGCTGGTAGAAGCACGGGAGGGAGTGCAGAAAGAGTTTGAGGCTGATCCTCGGAACGCTTTGGCGCGTAAGCTGTTGGAGGAGGTAGCTGAGAAGTTTGCACCCTTGGTTGCGGGTCCGCATAGCCCGATGTTGCAAGAGGCCCAGGAGCGCATTCGTGCGTTGCGGGATGCCTTGATGGTAGCAGAGTTTGATGCAGCTACCCTTGCTGAAAAGTTGGATACGGTGTCCACTGAGCTTGCAGAGGCGCGATTTGTGGGCCGTACTTGGGAGTCGATTGCAACGCACCCGAAAGCTGATGTGCTGCATGAAATGCTGATTGGTGTACAGACTGAGGCCGCTTTACAAGCCCGCTTGGAGAAGCTGTTGAAGATGCCTGAGTTTGGCACGGTAGAAGAAGCACGGGAAAAGCTGATTGAGGCAAAGGCAAAGCAGATTGTTGAGGCTACCATGAAAGAGGTAGAGAAACAGTTTGATGCTAAGCTGAATGAAGCCCAAGACAAGATCACGGATCTACGGGGTCAGGTAGAGAAAGCGCGGGAAGCTGTGCGTATTACAGAATCCAAGCTGAAAGGGAAGGAATCTGAGTTGACGCAGGCGAATGAGCTTTCTGTTAGCATGGAGAAAAAGCTTCAGCAGGCTGTGGATATTGGGTTGAATCAGTCAAATATCATTGATGAGAACAAGAAAACCCATGATGCACTAAAAGCTGAAGTGAATCAGTTGGAAGCTGAAAAAGAGTTGGTAGAGGCGAAAGTGGAGGCCCTTCGTGCGGTAATGGCAAATAGCAATCGGCTTGCTTTGGCAGAATCGATTGTAAAAAGCAAAACCAAGGCGGCTCTGAATTCGCTTGACTTGCGGCAAACATTGAATGAGTCGCGTGAGACTGAATCACGCCCAGCACCTCGTACAGTAGAACGCCGCTCAGCTCCTGTACAAGAACAGGTGACACGGGATGAATCGTCCTTGAATGAGAGTGAGGATTCGGCTCCTGTCCCCCCGGTTTCTATGTTCAACAAGCTGCTTTCCAATAAATAACGGTCGTAGCTGGAACAATCATCCCTACCCCTATCTTGATAGGTGGGTAGGGATGATTGTTTAAACCTCTACACTTGGAGCGCATACGGTAGAATTTGCATCTTTTTTATTGATAGGTAACCTCTAAAGAGAGAGGGAGATACAAATGTCGATGAAAATCTTTGGTGAAGAGGGCGCTGCGATTGAGCAGAAATGGGCGCGGCACTTGGATGAGAGCTACGGTGCATTTCGTGGCACACATGCTTTCCAGAAGCGCCGGGTTATGGCTCAGTTGCTTGAGACTACCAACAACCTCGCAAACGGTAAGCGTGGCCAGCTTTTTGAGGATGTGACTGCGGCGATCAACCCCAACGACAACAAGATGATTCTGCCTGTTATCCGTAAGGCAATGGCGGGACTGATTGCGTTTGATCTGGCGACTGTACAGCCTTTGACCGCTCCTACCGGTCAGGCATTTGTGCAAACCCTGGTGGCCAACCGCACTCGTGGTTCTGTTACCGCTGGTACAGACCTGCTTGCTGCTGGTGGTTGGAGCAACAAATGGTATTCTTCGGAATACGTCAGTGAGGAGCCTATCGAGACTGGTGATGGCGCTCAGAAAACCTTTACTGGTTCTTTGCAGAAAGCCCCCTTACAGGCTTACAACGCTACCAAGGGCTACTCAGTAGTGATTACTGACGGGACTGAGGAATTCGTTGACAACGGTTCTGGTGTGTTGAGTGGTGATGCGGGCGGTTCGGGCACGATTGACTATGTAACGGGTGAATTCTCTGTTACCTTCAATGCGGCTCCTACCTCTGGCGATTCGATTGTAGCGACCTACACCCAGAAGATGGAAGGTAGCTCTGACGTTGGTGAGTTGACCTTGGGTTACACCACGATCAATCTGACCACCAAGGAACGCCGGATCAAGTTCAATATGTCGCTCAACACCATTGAGGACATGATGGCTCAGCTTGGTATTTCTGCCGAAGCCGAGCTTGTGTCTTACATGGCGAAAACGGTGGCCTTTGAGATTGACCGTGAGGTTGTCCAGGCTCAGATTGACGCGGCTCAGACGACTGCGACCTACAGCTACAGCCCTGCTTCTGCATCGGTTGAGTTGGACACCATTCGTCACTTGATGACCAAGATCACCAATATTGCGGCTGAAATTGGTCGTAAGACCAACATGGGCGCTGCTAACTACATTGTCACCTCTCCCAAGGTTGTGGCTCTGTTGAACCAGCTTTCAACCCACCAGAATTACCGCAATATGTTCTTGCCTGAGCGTGCGGGTTCGATTGATCCTCTGGAGCGTACCGATCCTGCATCGTTGGACGGGTACTCTGGTCGCGTCAGCCGTGTAGGAACCTTGGATAACAAGTTTATTGTTTACCAGGATTCTACCCTGTCCTCTGGTGAAGCGGCTCAGACGGTTCTGATCGGTCTGCGTGGGCAGGATTACTTTGCTTCCGGCACGGTATACGCTCCCTACGTCCCTGTATCGTTCAGCACCACGATGGAAGATGTTGATCATGCTTCTATCAAGAAAGCGATCCGCACCCGTTACGCTCTCAAGGTTACCCGCCCTGAGTTCTACGGCACTCTGACCGTTACCGGTCTGGAGACTTTCTGAGCTTGATCTGACCTTCTAAGGGGGGTCAGGAGCGGGAAGGGAATCACCCCTTCCCGCTTTCTTTTTGCGGAAATCAATTTCTCTGAATAGGATGTGTATTGGAGACTGAAATGAGTTCTAACAAGTGGCAACTTGCGCCCGGTCGTAAGCCAACGAGTATCACAATCCCCAATTCCCTTGCAACTCTGCTTGTGAAACCGGGTATGATTTTGGATGGTGAAAGCTGGTCCGTTTATCGTGGGGTACTGGTCCCTATTATGGAGGCGCAGATCCCGGTTGGTGCGGTCACGATTATTCCCCCGGCTGTACCGCCTGAGACACAACCAACAGAAGCACTTGTTGTTGAGGTATCTTCTACAACACCAGAAGCCTTGTCTGATGCGTTAGAGCAGTCACAGCAAGCAATCGCAAATCAAGAGGCTGCGGAAGCAGTTGAACCTACACAACCAAGTGTAGCGGAAACGCTTGAAATTACTCAGCCCATTGAGGCTATCACTGAGCCTGTGAGTGAGTCTGTTTTTGAGTCTCAAGTAGAAGTACACGAGGAGCCTGTACTTGAAGAACCTGTACCGGTATCCGGTGCAATTCCTCCAAAGCGTGCGCGTTTCGGGCGGAAGTAGTAATTCACCATTAGAACCCAGGTGCTTTGATGGGAGAGACTTTGTTTCGGCAATTGACTGAAAGAGAGCAGTTTGAGGGCAAACGTGCCTTGCAGCAATTGGGTTCTAATGTTGTGGATGTAGAGCTTGAGTTAGACGATGTGGCAATTGCGGTTGAAGATGCAAAATTGTGGATTGCCGCTAAGATTGGGGAAGTCCGTAGGGGGAAACTTACTCTTAACGGAACCCCAGAATACACCTTGCCTGTCGATGTAGACGTATTGATAGAGGTGATCCCGCCAGGGAATAGCTTTACCGAGATAGATACTTTGTTCTCGAATGGAGTCTATACACGATACCCCTCTCAAACCTATCGTCGGGGAGGGATGCAAATGACAACGCAGGTTCAAGATCAGGTGTATGACTTGATGCGTTCAAGAGCAAACAATGTTGATTTTTCATGGGATTTTGATCGCAGAAGTCGAAAGCTAACAATACGCCCGTCAACCTTTACGGGGATTTGTTGGTATGAATACTGTGTATCTTCTGTCGATGTGGAGAGAATGCAGCTTCGTCTTTTACCATTGTTTCGGAGACACATTGTGGCATCGTTGATGCGGGTATTGGGGAGAATACGACGTAAGTTTACAGAGATTCCAATGGGAGGATCAAAAGTAGGTTTAGATGGAGATACGCTATCCTCTGATGCAGAAATGGAGTTTTCTTTATTAGATGAGGAGGTAGCTGGTTATGTCGATTCACCAGGATTTCTCATTGGGTAACGAATTTGCATGTTTTTAGAGCTTAGACTACCTCTAAAAAGAGAGGGAGAATTCTATGCCGTATAAACCAAAATCGCTTCATGAACGGTCGCCTACGCCTTTCCATGATAAGGCTGGCCATTTTACCCATGACCCTGCGCGTGTTGCGGGTGGTGAGGGATCAGCATCTTACCAGATTTCTAAAAGCGCCCGGGAATTTCCTGATGAGCGCGTCAAGGGTGTAACTTATCAAACAGCCAAGCGGATTGGGAAATTCAATCCGAAAGACAAGAAATTCTCTTTCTCGTCTGGCAAACTTTGTGGTCGCCTTGCCCGTGAAGCTGGTAAGGATATTCGTTGCTTTGACGGTAAAGATATGTCGCAGTCTCGTAAAGAGTACGCGAAGCAGTACCGTGCAAAGAAAGAAGCAGGGTATGCAAAAAACCGTGCTGACTATGTAGCGAAAGGTGAAGCTGCTCGCGCTGCCGCTACTCGCTCAGAGTCCCTGGAAAATACCTACATGCTCTTTGAGGCAATGGATGTTGAGTGGGAGATGCTGGAGACTGGTGAGTTCTACGCAGAAACCGGTGAAGGTGTCGATCTTTTGGTTGTAGAAGATGAAGAAGGGGTAGTTTGGGCCGTTCTTGATCCCGAAGATGAGTCCGATGAGGGGATTCTTGAGTCTGGTGACGCGGTATCCGTAGCAGAAGCTAAAGACAAGGCCGCTCTTGCAGTTGAGGCGATGCTGTGTCAGTGGGGTCTGATTGAAGATCCTGATCTGGATGCTGAGGAGTCGCTTTCTGCGATCCTTGCACCAATCCTTGCCTCTTGAGGTAGGGTAAGAGAGAAATCAATTTCTCTCTGAAGAAACTGACTTCGATGGGGGTCAGTTTCTTTTTTTTTGGCTAAGCGTTAGGTGTGTTCTTATGAAAGATGCAAAGTTTTTTGAGCGTGTCAATAAGGACTACTACCGCACGGTAGGAGCGGTTGAGAAAGTAGAATCATCGTTAGAATACTACATTCTGGAGGTCGGCAATTTTGATCCGCTGTACCAAGAGGATTCTGATCCAGTCTATGACAAAAAGCTGTTGCTTACTTCATTTACCTTTGAGGAGTCAGACAATAGAGAAACAGACGTAGGAGATACGGGGATGGTAGACGATGAGTTTGATGCAAACCTCACCATATCGAAAGCAATTTGGAAAGACACAATAGAGGGGAGTTGGATACCGAAACGTGGGGATATTGTGTGTATGAACCCACAAACTTATCCAAGATGGTTTTACGTTCTGAACGTGAAAGAGCATGGAAACTATCGTACTTCGGGTATTTCTATTGAGTGGACCCTGGCTTTGAAAGAGCGTGCAAGTTTCTCTGCGGCCCGTGAGTTGAGATAGCGGGTGCGAAATCTGAATGAATCGGCTATGGAAAGGGAGAGAAGGGGAATTCTATGCCAAGTGGTGTTGTGCGTAATGCAGAAGAAGAAAAAGATTGGGAGCGTGCGAAGGGCATTATTCGGGAACAGTATCCCGATAAAGAGGAGCAAGACAAGGAAGGGTTTTATGCGCTGGTGACAACGGTATTTAAGAGCATCCGTAAAGGGCACGGGGATGAGCGTTGGGAATCCTTCAAGGGTTGGGAAGCTCTCTTGCAAGAGTCGAAACGTAGCATTGTGAATGCGGGTCGTTTTACCTCTTACAAAAACTTGCGTACTGAAGATCGCGTTGTGGTGACGACGTTGCTTGGAAAGGTTTTGTCTGAGGGAATTGTTCAAGCGGTGAACAAAGGTTCAATCACACTTCGGGTATCCAGAGGTGCCCAGCCTACGGATACCGTGTATGAGCATGCGCTGTCTCGGTATGTGTTGCTGACCCTGACTGAAGCTGATGAGCGCCGTCAGAAATTGCGGGAATGGTTTGATGGGGATGTTGACTTAGAGGATATACCTGGAAACAAACCCGCCCCTGAGATTCAGACGATCATGGACACCTTATCTTGGATTGAAGGGGTCTATGAAGCATCGGTCTTATGGGGAGACATTATCAAGCGCGGGTTTGATGCAGCCATGAAGCTGCACAATATAGAGCCGGATGCAGCGTACAGCTTGCATAAGGCGTTATATAAAGGCTCGTCGATGGACTACAAACCCAAAAAGCGGTGAGAAGATGACCCGAATTGTTCATTTGTTGATGTTGCAAGGCTATGGATTTGCATGTGCAACGTGTAAGGTGTTGCAAGATTCAGCAACGTGTGGTCAGTTCAGGTGTCATCGTTCTGATTGCTTTGGTCCGATCCGGGGGGGTGATTTCCCAAGGCGAGAGAGTGAGATTCCCCTTGCCCAAGCCTGTTTTGTGTGTGGGTCAGAGATAGATGGATGTGTAAAGGTGAAGGGAAAATATATTGGAATTTGTGAAAAGCATGTTCCAATGTTGGAGTCCTATTCTGCCGGGAGTGAGCGGCCCCCATTTGTGACAAAGGTGAATATTCCTACCTTGGAGTAAGGCATGGCGAAAAAACCAATATTGCAAATTTCCCCTGATAAGGGAATGCGCGATATGGAGCGTACCTTTAAGGTAGGACACCCCGAAAGGTACTTGCGTACCATGTTTGAAGAAAAGTTGATTGCATTGGTAGAGCAGCTAAAGAAGCAAGCGAAAGGATCAGAAATTGATTTCTCTCAGATCAAGCTGGTGAAAATTGCTGATGGATATGCGTTGGTGTTTCCCCAAACCAAAAAAGCGATTGAGTGGGCAGATCGGGATAAGGTGTTGGTAGAGTTTCAAACCCCGCACCGGTTTGCGAAACTTGGCTTGTTGCCCCCTATGATTTTGAGTCCACAGCTTAGAAAAGATCCAAGCCTACTCATTCGCACGGTATCCCCTGCTGAGCAACGGCTGGTATTGAACCGTTGGGCAAAGAATTCTGCAATCCTGGTGAAAGAGGGGTTTATCCAAGATGGAACCCCGACGCAGAAGCGGAAACAGATATTCATTGAGGATCAGGTAGCACTATCCGAGATAATCGGGACACAAAATATCGCTTGGATGCTTCTAAGAGAGGAGTATGGTGTACAGACGCGCAAGATAGGGGCTTGGAAAAAGAGCTTACCGATTTTTGAGCGTATGGTCAGAGAGGAGATGAAGAACACGATAGAGAAGTTTCAGAAGCAGAAACATCGTGGTCTTATCGCGCTGCCAGAAGTAGAGTTAGGCCGGTCACAGCAAGTCAAGGAGTTTGAGGAGGGGATAGAAGGAAAGGTCAAGCCTGCCAACATTCCCCCTGATGTACCGGTTGAAATACGCAGAAAAAATCAAGCATTGTGGGTAAACTGGAATCAGCGCGTAATTGGGATGTTGTCTCGGAAGTCGGTTAGAAAAAAAGAGAAGAAATAGCTATGTAAAGGTAGGTGGTGAATCATGGCATCTGAAGTATTGATCCGACACTTTGATGAAGCAATCGTCAAAATGACAGGCGCAACGGTGATAACGGCTCAGAATAACGGGCGTACAGAATCGCTATATGCCTTTGATTTGCCCAAGGTAGAAGGCCCGGAAATCTATGGTAAGAAAATCCCTGTCTTTTTTGCAGGTGGGGATCAGAATTATGTGTCTGCTCATTATCCTTGTGTGGTAATCAAAAGAACCTCGTTAGAAGTGGATGATAGCCGGAAACAGGGATGGTCAATTGAAAGTAGCGAACCCGCCCCTTATGCAGAGGAGATAACGGTTACAGATCGGTATGGCAGGACTCATGTGGGGTATAACAAAAAAAGATTGAAAGCCGCTGCAATTCCTTACAAGATAACGTATGAGTTGGAGCTAACGGCACGGGGAGGGAAAGCGCGAAGTCAAGCTCAGTTGATGTTTGAAAAGCTATCCAGAATCTTTACCCCGGATGGGATAGAGTTTTTACTGATTGACTCTATTGGGGATGAGCGGGGGTATAACGGGACTGTCGAATTAGATAATGAGGAGTATAACTTTTTGGATCTAAGTGCGCGTGAGCATAAGCGATTGATCCGAGTGGTGATTGATGGAGAAATTGATTTCTATGAGCCATTCGATACTCAAACTGTGAGTGAGGCACCAACGCCTGTATTAGACAGAATGGATAGTTAGCCAAAAATCCTAAAAGGTGTAAGTCTGAATAAGAGTAGGGAGAATTGATATATGGCCATAACCCCAACCTTTCCGGGTGTATACCTGGATCTGAAAACCTCATCGCCAGCCGCAAGTACGTCACTGTCAACCTCTGGCTTGGGGCTGGTGGGTCAGACGTTGCGGGGTCCAACCGATGTGGCCACGCTGGTTACGTCGTGGACTGAGTTTGAGCGTGTGTTTGGAACCTTTGATTCGGATCTGAGAATTCCGTTGTCTGCCTGGACATTCTTTCAGAATGGTGGCCAGCGTCTTTGGGTAGTGCGGCGTGTAGCTGATGATGCTGCTAAGGCATCCTTGGATATCGTGAGTGCTATCACGGGTGAGGCTTCTGGAATTACCGGGGATGGTTCAGACACAACGCATACCATGACCACCGATCATGGCTATGTGAAGCCTGGAACATTTGTCCTTACCTACCGGCCTCAGTCAACGGTAACGGATGAAGATGTAGGGAACGGCAACGGATCGACGGCTATCTTTAGCGTCACGCTTGCCCAAATCCCTTTGACCACTGGATCAATCTTGATTGAGTGGACTTCGACAACTCCTAAGTCTCAGACAATTGCAGCGGGTGCTACAACTGCAACAGCGGGTGGGGATGGCCTTCCTTCGGGAACGACCATTAACCGCACCACAGGCGCTCTGACGATCGATACCACAGGTGCGGTCCCTGATAACGCCACTGACATTACTGTGACCTATACCTACTATGGTGCAGCCGTTACGGTAACCGACGATGAAGCTGGGGCTTTGGCAGGGGGTGCAACGGGCACGATCAACTATACCACTGGTGCGGTTAGTCTGACCTTCACCTCGGCTCCTGGTATTGGGAATGCTCCAACGGTTGCATACACCTATCGGCATTTCAATCTGGAAATGTTGTATGCGGGTGTGTACGGGAACGACTACCGTGTTTGGCTGTATGGAACGCCAGGATATGAAGATACGGACAATGGCACCTTTACACGTTGGACGCTTGTACTGCAAGCCTCGGATAGTGACGGTGTATGGTCAGAAGTGGAGAGTTTTGCCGCTCTGGATTTGTCTGATGAAACCTCAGCGGACTTCCTGACCACCCTGATCAACGATGAAAGCATTGGGTCAGAGTACATGGTGGCCACGACAATGGCGAAGGGTGTACCTTCTGGGCTGTCTGGCACACTGGTTGAAGATGAAGTATTGGATACGGGGGATGGGGCTACTTCAGAATACACCTTTACCCTTGCGGAAGGATCTTTGTATGCAGGAACGCTTACCCTTTCGACAACCCGTGAGTCTGATTCATCGGCTATGACGGTAACGGACGATGAAAGTGGTGGGTTGATTGGGGATGTTCTTGCATCGGGCGTCAATACGGTCACTTATACCAGCGGTGCGATCAGTCTGACCTTTGAGGCTGATGTAGAAGATGGAGAGGACATTCTTGCAACGTATTACACGGCTGCAACGTACAATTCGACTTCTCCGTACTCTGTGCAAATGACTTCTGGGGCTGATGGTGCGGATCTGACAGCTTCGGATCTGGTAGGTACAGCCCTGGCAACGGACAAAGTAGGGATCTATGCCTTTGATAAGGTAGCTGAGATGTTGATGATTGCCGTTCCTGACTTTGTAGGGACCAAGGCAACGGATCAGCTTATCATTGATTGGTGTAAGGACCGCGAAGATCGGTTTGCCTTGATTTGCCCTCCGGCTGGTTCAACCACGCTGGAAGCAAAGAATTACAAGAAGCAACTGAATCGCAATACCTACGTTTTAGGTGGCGGGAAAGCAGCGGTATACTACCCTTGGATTTGGATGAAAGATCCAAGCACTAAGCGTACCGTGAAAGTCCCTCCTCTTGCCCATGTTGCGGGTGCGATTGCCACAACCGATACCCGGCGTTCTCCTGCAAAGGCCCCGGCTGGTATCTCGGACGGTGCGTTGTCTCAGGTATACCAGCTTGAGGTGGCTCTTGAAAAAGCCGACTTGGGAGTATTGCGGGCTGCACAAGTGAACGGTCTGGTCAATTGGGCTAACACCCAAGGCCCGGTAGTCTTTGGTGCGAATACCCTGGAGGTTGGGGGTGAATACGGGTTCATTCATCTTGAACGGATGAAGCAGTACATCTGGCTTTCGATTGAGCGGATTCTGTATGGATTTGTGTTTGAACCCAACACAAGCACGACCCGTACCAAGATCGGCGCTGCGGTAACCACCTTTATGAAGGCGCTCTTTCAGAATGGTTGGTTCCTTGGCAACAAGGATTCTGAGGCATATCAGGTTGTTTGTGATGATACAAACAACACAACCACAACGATTGCAAAGGGTGAGCTTCATATCAGTGTTGGGTTTGCGCCCACCACACCTGCTGAGTTCCTTGTTGTGAGTCTGTCACAGATTCAGCAATCGACTTGATCGGTGAGTAGACACAAGGGCTTGGAAATCAATTTCCAAGCCCTTGTTGTTTAATTGGTGCATTTCTATAGAGCAGGATAAGCGAGTCAGAGGAGATAGAGCTATGGCTGAAAAAACGGATACCACTACAACCCCAGAACCCACCAAGCAAGAGCTTGAGCAAACGCTTGCGGTGAAAGACGCGACCCTGCGCCTTGCGATTCTTTCAAACGAGATTGAGAGTCGCCTTGCACGGGTAGACGTACCTGTAGATCCGAAGTCTCTGAAGCGGTAAAGTTGGTGGTTTTCTAAAAAGGCTATATCTTGTGGTATAGCCTTTTTTTATGGTGAAGCATGGCGACCTTTCACAGAAACCCCAGCATCGTTATTCAAAAGTTTCGCACGGGTGACTCTATAACAGGAGTATCCTATACAGGAGCTGCGGAAAGCGACGTAAGCTCAAGTGGAGACTGGTTTACCTACACACAAGAACCTGGGGATGCAGCCGCGATAGATGGTGGCTTGATTCCAATTCCCAAGCAAGTCCAGTACCCAATTCGCCATATTGTTTCTGCGTATGCGTATTCACCAGGGTCCGCATCGATGAAACTCATCTTAGTGGAGCCTGTATCTGGAGCAGAGTTTGAAATCGTTACCTTTGCAACGGATACGCTGTATTTTGCCACCTTGGATCGAGGCTATGAAGTCCCGTATGGATGGCAAGTAAAGTTTGAATCGGATGGAACCGCTATGACCGGAGCGGGATTTGTGTACATTCGCTTTGAGGAGTGTGTAAACCGGCCCTGGTGAGATTTGTGAAATTGCTTGATTTTATCAGGTACGCTATCACTACTTACAAGTAGGGTGAAAAATGGCGCGTTCACAAGCATCTGACTTTTTACAGAACAGCAAATTCTGGGTTCAGTCGGTCGAAAAATACTTGGAGTATGAAGATAGCGAGAATGGTGCTGCAGGCTTTCAGTCTGTAACCCTGCCTGAGATGAATTCGGAAGCTGTTGAGTATAAGGAAGGGCATTACACCTATACTCAGAAATATCCAGGCGCAGTCACGGTAGGGGATGTATCCTTGATGCGTGGCCATTCCAAGAAAGACTCAAAATTTTATGATTGGATGATGCGCGTGAAGGACGGGGAAGAATACCGGACTACGCTCATCATATATCGTTGGCACCGTGATGGGAAAGCGAAAAACAAGGGGATTGGGGATCTGGCGAAAGCAGAGAAAACAATCTGCTATGAGGCTTTTCCTACTCGTATGAAACCCGGTGCTGACCTTGACGCCTCTTCAAGCGAAGTCTCTATTTCCGAATTGGACGTAGCGATTGAGTATTTTGAGGTAGAGCGGGCTACCTGATAAGGGGGTGGCAAATGGCACAGCGTACAATGCGAAAGCTGATTGAGGAGCTTTTAGGGTACACCAAAGGTTTTCGCGTTCTCACTGACCGCTTTTTAGACACCTTTTATTACATTCCCTGTGTGAAAAAAGCTGTTAGCTACGTCAGTTTATCGGATGCGGATTTGAAAGAGGTGGCTTGGACAATTGGTTTTGAGGGAGAGCCAATTACAGTCTTGAAGCAGTTTGAGGGGTTGTTCAGAGAGAGAAGTGGATTACCAGGGAGCTTATCAGGAAGGCAGGAAAGAGAGGTTACGAGAACAGCGCGTCAAGAAAGTGTCAAGCCTCTTGTAAAGGGATAGCGATAGGAGAGCAGTTGGTTATGTAGAACGGGCGTAAGGAGAAGCCCATGAGTGAAGCATACAACCATGAAAACCCGGCTGACCGGGTATCGTTGGCCTGCCAGATCAAGCAGGCGCTTCCCCCGTCACTGTGGACGCTTGAAAACAAACGGGGTGAGCTTGTGGCCACTCATACCCTGGCTTCTGGCCGTGTAATCCAAGTGTGGACTTCCATTCATCGGGAAGTCATTGGAAAGAGCCATGCTGATGCGGTGGCAGTAAACGGGTCCGATGCGATCCGCGTCGTGGCCCTTGCTCGGAAGGATGGGAAATTGGTTCCGATTCTCCCTAAAGCGGTACGGGTAAATCGAACCGGGGAAATGTCGGGAATTGTTACCCGTATGCAAGCCCTGATTAAGCAGGTACTTGCGGATATCCGCCCTCTCGGCAAGTGTTCTTGTGGAGGCATGCGGGCACTTAGCAAGAAGGGAAAACCCTACTGTTTAGAGCTTTGCTTTATCAACAAAGGCAAGGGGGTAGCCCAAAATGCTCATCGGTAGAGCATCAGAAAAGCGGCTTGAAATCCCGCCCGCGATATCAAAGTGGGATCTGGGACTTCCCCAGCAAGTTGAACCAATGGAGAGGTCTATTTTCTATGAGGAGATAGAAATATTTGTTGGTCAGCATTCGTTTTCGGATCAGGATGTAATTGGTCTTACAGGTACAAGCGGATTCCTTGATCTGGGAACGGCAACGATATTTGCCAGACGAGCAGAAACAAATATGGGGCTGAATGGGGCTTTGGTGGCAATCAAGAAAAATGCTGGATTGGTGATTGTTACCCCTTTTATAGCAACCTACCCGAATGGCAGACCATCGGTTTTATACCGATTTCTGACTCCCCCTGAGTTATTTGAGTACCAGCCAGAAACGATGCTTGAGACTTTCCAGAAGATCAAGGTGGCGACCCGAAAGGCATTTACGATTGCCTATCGTGGTATTGGGGACTGTGAAAAGTGTGATGCTCCCCTCTGTATGGGGATTCGGTTAAAGCCCTACTGTAGCAAGCTCTGTTTTGCCGAGTATTCTGGAGGCTGAGAATTGGCGGGTATTCAAGCAGGTAGATACCTGGGATAAGGGAGACTATGATAGTGCGCTCACTTGTTGAGGTATCTACTACCTCAAAGAAATCAGTCATTGTGTTGATTCCAATAGCTTCAGAGGTGTATGAGGAGCTATGGAAATCAATTTCTGCACTTGGGTTTGAAGTCCTCAGAGACACATACCCACCACACATAACGGTTGTCTATCTTGGCAAGAAATACACCTCTGTAGAGGCAGTAACCGAAGCCTATCAACGGGCAATGGAAGCCTTCTTAGACTGGTATCCGAACATTGGAACCTCAAAGCACATAGAAATCACCCGTATCGGGATGTTTGAGCCTACTGAATCGTCGGAAGGTAATACACCAATTGTATTCAAGGTATCTTCTCCAATGTTGGAGGCATTGAATAGCGTATTGGTTCGTGCTTTTATGCCTGTATCGGATCAATCACAATTCCTGATTTACGCTCGCCATATTACGGCTGGGTACTATCCTGGCAATCTAACGATGGAGCAAAAGAAGCGGCTCAAACAGCTTGAGGAGATTGATTTATCTCTTGGTACATATATGCCCACGATACAGGTAGAGTTGCAGCATGATCAGGAAACAATTGGTGTAACAAATATCCGATTGAGCTAAGGAGGCAGTATGGACTTTTTTGATACACGCCTCTTTGATATGATGCAGGCGCATCCGTTCTGGTTGATGGATATTTCCCCAACCTTGAATCCGCCATTTCTGGTGTTCAACCCATTTTTAGGATTCAGTGGTGTATCAGGACTGAGCATAGAAGCAGAAACCGATACCTACCGCCCGATCAATAGCATGTATCCCTACTCGTTTATTACGGGTGCAACAGTAGGGGCAATCAGCTTGAGCAGGGGGGCACGGCTGACAGACACAGACTTTTATCGATGGCTTGAACGGGCAATCAATGGGGTAGATAAGTCAAGGCGGAATCTGCTTTTGATTCACTTTACCACCAAGGCTTTACTGGCAGGGAAATTGAATTCTAAAAGTGAAGCGGCAAAAATCTTGGAGGGGATACGGGTTCCTGGCCGTGTATGGTTGTTAGAGGACTGTATACCTGTCTCGTATACGGCTGGTGATTTTGACGCGACTTCATCGGAAGTTGTGGTACAAGAGTTGTCGTTACAGCCAAGGGTAGTGGTTGAGGTGGCTTTGGGGGCTATTATCTAAGCAAGTCATTTGACAGTTTTTTTCTGTCAACATACGGCAAAAACAGGAGACTTGTGTTGGAAAACGAAACCTCGATTTGTTATGCGGAATACACAGTACAGGCAGAGAGCAAACAGATTGTGCTGACCATTACGGATGTTCAGTGCGATTTACCAGAGTTTCAAGAGTGGATCAGAAGGATCTTCCATGAAACTAAATCTGTAGGGCAATTTACAACCTTGTACATCGACAAAATCAAAGAAGCTCCCAAGAGAACCAATCTTGTCGCTACTTATCAGGGAACAGAAGTCACGACAGAAGTATTGGGAATACTGGATCAATGGTGCCTGCGTGCAAGAGAGTTGCGATTTTAGCGGAAAAAGCTTATTCCCATAGAGAGGGAAAAGAACATGGCAAAATCGCTTGTGGAATGCGCGTGCATGAAAGCTGCTGAGGTGGAGGAGTACCCAGAGGAGGTAGAGCCTTCAGAGGAGCTTGAACCCGATGAAGAGGAGAATGAGGAGATT